GTCATTGATAAGGCGTGTTATGCCTTCTTTCAGGTACTTCTGTACTCTTTGATCTTGTGTGGCATCACGAGCCACATCTAACACTCGGTGTCCATGACGCATATTCATCAAACCCTCATAGATTGCTTTAGGATATGCATGCGGAGCCGAAGGCTGTGCTACAATGTCAACGGTGATAATATCAAACCCACTAACATGACCGTTGGCAGCAACTTCACCGCTTCCACGGCTACTAACACCTAACTTTACACCGCTGGTAATCATAGCTTCGACTAGTTTACCCATTGGCGTTGGTAGAATTTTTAGTTTTCCGTGTCCACAAGGACCGTCCATCCACATTTCTGTGATCATATGGCTAACACGATCCAAATTGATCTTTAGGTCGTCAGGGTGATCAACTTCGCCCAAAACAGAATGCCCTGTTTTGATTTGCTCATTGATCTGTGTTACGGCTTTAGAGATTTCAGAAATGGGATATACACGATCGTTGGCATTTTTTACGCCACCTTCGATGAATATCCCTTTCATATACAGATTCTTACCTTGACCGGTGGTAGAATCTTCGGATAAGACTTCTATCTGAGCCCGGTCAAAAGTAAGATCTTCTTTTAGGTACAAAGCCATATTATTGCCCTAATTATTTTCCACCTTGTTCAATACTTGTTTTGTTTACAGGTACTGAACCATCGGTAGTTTGCCCTTCGCCTGCTTTTGCTTTTGCTTTGCTGTTGTAAAAATCCTGAGCGCCTTTGTTGCCACCCACTTTGTTTACATTACGCTTTGCAACATCAATTTCCTGTACATTTTTAACTAAATGACCGTCAGCTTTTCCTTTTGGGCTTGTGCCATCAGGAGCTTGCTCGCTGCCGCCTCTAGCGATATTTTGTGCAGTACCGCCCATGTCATTCTTTCCAGCAACTGGATTACCAGTGTTACCAGCTGGCTTATCGCCGCCTGCACCTGTACCTACTGGGGTAAATTCTGTGTTGCTAGGAGCACTGATTTTTTCTACGTATTCGCGCATTAAATCAACTGCGGTTTTTTGTAACGCACGATTCTGTTTAGATTCTTGGACAGATTCTGACATTTCTTCTTCGTCGTCTTCTTCCTCGTCTTCGTGCTTTGCTTCCATCATTTCTTCGTCGTCGTCGTCTTCGTCGCCTGCGCCAAATTCCATGTCGCCCATGTCATTGTGTTCTTCTTCGCCGGCTTCGTCGCCCATCAACTGTTCAAATTCGGCCTTTAGAGCTTCTAGTTCGGACTCAAGATCCATCACTTTCTGTTCTAAATCTTCGTCGCCTTCTTCCCCAGCTTCGTCGTCCATGCCAACAACCATTTCGTCGTCCATGTCCATTTCGCTGTCATCGGCTTCGCCGATACCATCAGTTTCGTCCATGGTGATTTCGTCTACCATAGATTCAACTTGGCTACCGCCAATATCTTCTTCGGCATACTCTTCGTCCATTAGACTTTCGTAAATATCGCGTGATTTTTCAACCACGATGTCGTGAAACAACGCACGAGCTTTATCTTCCTCGTCGTTGATAATGTGTTCAATTAGCTGTTCATATTTGTTCATTAGGAACTCCTTATAATAATATGGCTGTATTTTATTTACTAAAATACAAAGATTATGGGGTTAAATAGGTGTTTTTTGAAGGATTTAGGCGTACTAAACGGGTCCGGGCATTGCGGCAGGTAATTTATACTGTTTAGCTACTGCTTCTAGTTTCTTTTCGTGTTCAACTTTACGAACATCATTTGCCATACGCAATCTATTTAGATCTGCTAGTGTGAGTCTAGTTTTTCGAAGATCGGATAATTTTAAAGGCGTCTGATCCTTGCTATCGCTTTGATAACCGGGCTTGGCAGGTTCAAATAATTCAGTAACTATCATACAAGTATTTACCCAAATTAGTTAAATTGCTGTACCGGTTGGTGCAGTTTGTGTGGGTGCGCCAGCTGGGCCTGGCCCAGCGCCTAACGGACTACCAGTCCCGGGTGCAGGTGGGGTTCCTAATTCTGGTTCAGCTGGTGGTGCTACTGCTTCTAGATCTGATGCGATTCCGCCAGGGCTAATACCAACATTTCTTAATGACGGCTCAGCCGACGGAGCCATTTCAACATCACCTTGTTCTTCTGCCCACATGGTTTCGTTTTCGCTCATTTCCTGTTCGCTTAGGCCTAGATATCGCTTCATCAAGAATCGTTTGCTAAAGTAAGCGTATCCTTCAAGTGAGGTAAATGTGTTGATTCTGGCTGTGTCAATATCTGCTTGACGATATTGTGCAAAGTTCTGCGGCGGTTCAAAAATTAATTCAAACAATTGACTATCAATATTGATGCCGCGCCAGCGCATAAACAATTTAAATTCTTGATCTAGTTTTTCAATAATGCTATTTTGTAATCGTTGGCAGTACTGATTAAAACGCCATTCTTGGATTAATGCTGTCCCCACACGGCCGTCATTATAGGATTGTGTACCGTCTTCAATAGTAACTGGAAGATAGCTACTAGGAATACGTAAACCACGGAATAATTTGTTAGTAAAATAACGTAAATCTGTAATTTCGCCTAAGTTGCTAGCACCGGGCAATGTGTCAACACTGGATCCCCGCCCATCTGCTGTTACAGGAAAGAAGTAATCTTCCATTTGTGCTAATGGATTGTACGTTGCATCCATCATGTTTGCACCGCCCCCAGTCTGTGTAGGAATACGTCGCTGACTAATTTCGTTTTTGATTCTTTCAACAAACGCCATGGCCATGTGACTGGGCATGTTACCTACATCAATTTTAAATACTCGACGTTCGGGCGCACGTTGTACACGATAGATAATAATTGCATCTTCTAGTAATTCTTTTTGCTTAAACACTTTAAACACGTTTTCTAGCACACTTGTACCAAACGGCCAGTATACATCTAACCCTTCAGTTAAGCTCAAATGTACCACATGCTCTGCATTAACGGCTGCTTCGTTTTGTGCCCTAGTAAATCTGCCACCACCACCTAGAGGAACATTGGGCTGCACATAGCTGCCACTGGGCCCACCAACTTGCGGGTGATTCATATACTGATCGCTAGTGGTGACGGCAGTTACAGTTAAATTTTCAAAATTTGGGTTTAAGTCTTTAAGGATATATTGTTCAGGTTTTTTGCCATCGCTTTCGTTGACGATAACCTTAACAACTTTGCTCATTTCTACCCAAAATAACTTGAAGTTTTCGGGATCTCTTACAAATACCTGATCGCCGTATTTGATGGTGTTTCTTACTATTTTAAATATTCGTTTATTAAATTCATTTAATGATACCCACTGATTTAGCTGCTCTTTGATAATTTTGATTTCGTTGTCAGTAGGATTGTCTTTGAACTTGATATCAAATGGAGTATTATTACCTTCATTTTTTTGAGTCATAAACTCAGACAGGATATCTAGTGCTGCATTGATTTCCGAATCCATGTCCATTTGTTCGTATTGATTGTAGCGTTCAATACGATTTGGGTGTCCAATATACACATCTGGGAGGTTGCTTTGGTAGTTTCTGTACCCAACATCGGGCATGCGGCCGCCGCCTAATGGGCTAATGTTACTAGGCAGATTTGACGATTTAAAATATTTTTTCCAAGACATGAACTATTCTCAATGAAGTACTATATTTACCGTGTTATGCCAGCTCCCTGGCCATTCTTTCAGTGTTGTTTGCTGTAGCTTGCATTGCGTCTATTAAGTTTTCTAACTTATCAGCTTGTTTTTGTAACACGGCAATTTGCTTGCTGTTATCGGTGGAAATCTGGTCTTTGAGTCCAATAATAGCTTGATTAAACCCATTTTGCCCAGTGAATGCATCTTTAAGAGTGTCTGTTACAGATGCCAGTGCGTCTGGGTTATTGGTACCAGTTAGCCCAGACGCAGCTCGTTGCTGTTGGTAAGACACCATTGCTTGAACAAAACTGTCTCTAAATCTGTTGCTGGAATCTTCGGTTAGACTAACTAGAGACATCGATACCGGAGTTGACTCTCTTGTTGCATCTTGAGCTAATTGCACATCCGGGCGTGCTCTTCTATTGAACCCAGTTGGCTCCATTCTGTATTCATCGCCGCGTGGTCCTAAACCGGGAGTTTCTCTTTCAATTCGTTGTTCTCGTTCCCTTGCTCGTTCCTGGGCCGGTGTAGTGCGTTCCCCACCAACTGTTAATTTTGTAAATGCTCGCACAGCTTCTCTTATTTTGTCATCTGCTTCTTTAATAGTAGCTGCTAATCCTTTGAATCCGCCCAAACCTTCAACAGCAAATTTGGTTATCATAGGGGTAATGTCTTGGTTAAATGCAGATGCAGTGTTTCTAAATGCTTGTTCTGCTCGACTCATTTCTCTGGTTAATGCATCGTTGGTTAGGGCTAATTTTTCGACAGCATCCAGTGATAAATCTGCTCCTTGACGTTGGGCTTCTCCAGCACGTTGTGCTGTCCTGTAAGTAGCCATATTCAAATCGGCTTGCCCTTGCAATCCACCATTTACTAATGCCACTGTACCAGCAATGACTCCAAATTCGTCTGCATTTCTTTTTAGTGCCTCGGCATTTGCTCGTACATATTTTTCAGTTTCCTTTTGTGCAGATCGTGCATCAATGTTGTTATTTCTAACATTTTCCACACCTTGACGCAACGCTTGGTCAAGTTCTTGGTTGTTAGCAAGCACTGTTGCTAGCACTGGGTCGGTTACTTCGCCCACCGCAAACAATTGTTGAATAGCCTTTTCATACCCAGGGAACTGTCCAATCAAATCGTCAAATTTTTGCGCTGCATCACCACCTGTTTGTCTCAGTAATGCTTGTACTGCTGCTTGTTCTCTTGCCTGTTGCTGTCTTTGTTTTAGACGTTTTTCGTCCTCGCCAGTTAATGATGATACTGCTTTGAGATGCTTGACATATTCTGCAGTTTCTTTGGCCAATTGTTCTGGTGTTTGATTTATTAATTGTCCGGACTGTTGCAATCTATCCATAAAATCAATAGATGCTTGGGCTTGCTGTTCATAGGTGTAACCTAAATTCAGTAACTCATCTCTGTTGTTTCTTAATGCCGAGTTAACTGCTGCAAATCTTTTTACGCCATCTGCTACAGAACCACCCAGTCTAGCAAAAACATCAGCATTTTGAGCAGTAACTACAGATAATTCTTTTAAGTCTAGCTGAGCTAATGCAGCGATTTCTCTAATTTCCGTCACGCCATCGGCAAAAACAGCACCAGCACCAGTCATTGCTTTGAATGATTCTTGACTCTTTAGAAGCTCTGTCTGTAATACAGTAAAGCCTTTTAGTTCTAAGTCTTTGGCTGCAGATAATAAACCCGCTAATCCGCTACCAACACCTGCCACTACAGCAGCAGCACGAGCATACGGATTAGGAATAGCAGCTAATGTAACAGCCGATTGCTGTAATGCAGTTTCAAATTTTCCCAGTATTGCAATTTGATCAGTTAATGCTTGATTTTGCAACTGGAACGACATCTGCATGCCGCCAACATTTTCCTGTATACCCTTAACACCAGTGGAAAGTTGATTAACTTGATAACGTAAAACACTTGCTATTCCAACTTTGGCAAGATCAGCAGATATGTCTCCAAGTGCGCTACGGAATAATTGGGCACCAATGCGTTTCTGTTCGTCTGCTAGCCGAGCACCGGCAGCAGACGAACGTGTTGCATCATCTAGACTTTCAAATTGCGCTTCTAAATGTCGCAAGGCCGCAGCGGCGTCTCTGTAGCCTACTCGACCGCGATCCAAATCAGATCTTAACCGTACTAATCCCTGACCAACACTTTGAGCACTAGCTTTGACTGTACCAGTGGCGTTACCAAATGCACCTGCAGTTGATTGTGCAACTGCTGCCAATCGTTGTAATGCCCGGGCCGCTTCGGCTTCGGCCCGCTGAAATTCGTCATTGATATCTGCCATATTTTTTGCCTATAAATACTACACTTATCAATTATTTATAGGAATCAAAATATGGATACTAAACCAATTAATCCATTGATGGCGCATTTCAGACAACCAGCAATTTATTATACTTTACCCAGTCAAGGACATTTTTGGAGCTCGGGATTAAACTTGCCCGAAAACAGAGAATTACCAGTTTACCCAATGACTGCTAGAGACGAGATTACATTAAGAACACCAGATGCGTTACTTAACGGGCAAGGAGTCGTTGATGTTATACACAGTTGTTGCCCAAACATCACTGATGCGTGGCAAATGCCCAGTATTGATGTTGATGCTACTTTGATTGCAGTTAGAATTGCCAGTTACGGTAACAGCATGGATTTTGACAGCAAATGTCCACATTGTGGAGAAGAAAACAGATTTAGTGCCGACCTTGGCGGAATCCTTAGTAGAATAAATGCACCAGATTACTCCAAAAAAGTAGAAGTCAATGAGCTAAGAATTAAGTTGCAACCACAAAAGTATTTCAGTGTGAACGCCACCGGGCGTATTAGTTACGAAGAGCAACGAGTTTTGGCCACACTTAACGATACCAGTATTACAGACGAAGTCAGAGTAGAAGAATACAAAAAGCACATGGCTCGTATTATTGATTTACAAACTAGAACATTGTCAGACAGCACCGAATACATTGAAATTCCAGCTTCTGGCACCGTAGTTAACAATCCTGATCATATCTACGAATTTTATCAAAACTGCGACGCAGAGATTTGCAAAGCAGTTAGGACAAGATTAGAAGAAATCAGCGTAGCTAGTTCTATACCACCACTGGCAACAAATTGTCAAAGTTGCGAAAAGCCATACACAGTGCCTTTAGTGTTTGACTACGCTAGTTTTTTCGCGGAAGGCTCTTGACCCTTAATCAAGACGAAATCCTAGCACTAGTTGATAGCTACGAACGTCAGTCCAGAGCCGTTAAAGATGAGATATTAAGATTCTGCTGGTACATGCGCGGTGGTATTGCATATGCCGATGCCATGTTGTTAAGCACAGAAGAACGCAAATTAATTGCAGAAATTATCAAAGACAATTTAGAAACAGCTAAAAAGTCAGGAATGCCATTCTTTTAAGATTAGCTGCGCTAATCTATTCATTTCGCTCACGCTCATGAATATTATTTTTTAAAGCAAGGGGTTTAATCAAGTTTCATCTAGATTAATTGGTCACTCTTTGCCCAGGGCGGGCAAAAAATATTTGAGCTTCATCTGAGTAGCACAGTCACTGATATTAGAGCATTACAGAGGCGGTTGTCCGGTACCTCGAGCTCCGTTCTTATACAACGGCGGTTAGCTATACAAATATCAGCCTGCATAGCAAACGTGCGATATCGCTATCGCGTCTTTTTAGCCTTTATGAATCCTATTCAAACAATCAAATCGCGGCATTTGCGATCTTCATCCCGAAGGGTAGTGATTGAGTGCTCGTTGTAGCGACGAGGCTTCCGTCCCTGTGTATATTTCA